GTTGAGTTGTGGCATATGTCGAACGGAAAAGCCTTGGGGTTGAATGTCTCTGATGGCGCGAATATCGGGTTGAACATGGTCACGATTCAGACGGGTTGGGTGTTCTAATCATGAGTCTCTGGTCACAAATAGCAGTCCCACAAACGCAAGCACCCGCGATGCCGCAGCCTGGCGCCCTGGGTCCCTCTGATAAGCAGATCAGTTATTTCAAGTCATTGGTCGAGAAAAAGCAGTTGAGTGAGGAACAGCGTACTAAGTTGCTCATGTCTATCGGTACCTTCACCAAACGAGGGATGATTGATATGATTTCTTGGCTTGTTGGACTTCCCTGGGCACCACGCCCCGCAAACGTGAAGCTGACCCCCGTTTGGATTGGCGCAAAGATCGAACAAGGATATTATGCCGTGAATCATCCGACCGATGGCACATTGAGGTTCTATCAGGTGAGGAAACCGGCAGAAGGCAAGTGGCTCGGCCATATCTTCCTGAGCGAAGTCAGCGGGGAAAATCATCTGCCCATGCGAGACTATCAGGAACGTTCTGCCATTTTCACAGAAATTGCCAAGGACCCCATCGGCGCTCTGAAGCGGTTCGGGAAACAGATCGGACGTTGTGGTCTTTGCCAAAAGCAGTTGACTGATGAAGTAAGCCGGGAATTTGGTATCGGTCCTGTGTGTCGAAAGGAATTGGGAATATGACGAAGATAACACCAGAATTTGAAAGCTTTAATAAGATTGCGCGACTGAGCCGTGAATGCACGGTGACCGAAAAGATTGACGGCACCAACGGCCAGATCCTTGTGACAGAAGACGGCGAATTGTATGCCGGTTCCAGAAACCTCTGGCTCCTGACACCCCAAGGTCTGACTTCTGACAATCATGGCTTTGGTCGATGGGCCTTAGAACACAAAGATGAACTGATTGCCGGACTCGGTATCGGTCGTCATTATGGCGAATGGTGGGGTCAGGCGATTCAGCGAAAGTATGGTCTGACAGAGAAGCGGTTCAGTCTCTTCAATACCCATCTCTGGACCGATGATGCCGTGCGACCGAAATGCTGCCATGTCGTGCCTGTGTTGTATCAGGGACTATTCGACCAAATTAATATCGAACATTGTCTGGGTCGTCTTGCCAGTTTTGGGAGTGTGGCCGCCCCCGGTTTCATGAAAGCTGAGGGGATCGTGATCTACCACGAAGCCGCCAGGATCTACTTCAAGAAGACCATCGAAGGTGATGAAAAACCGAAAGGATCGCAAGAATGAGTATTGTATTAGATGAACCATTAGACCCCTCACAACCCCATCCGCCGTCAGAATCGGATCTACTCTGGTGGCTCGGCAAGCGGACCGAGGATATCCAGAAGTGCCTGGTCCGCCTGGCTTCTGGTACAGAGGATGCTGAATGGACCGAGAAACTCCGCCTCTATCTGGCCGACCGCATCGAGGATTTGAATGAGAGCCTCCTGATGTATCAGGACTGTGTGAAGCTGAACGAAGGACCGTTGACACCCTTGGTCTTTGAAGATATCGAGGCAGCGAATGGGGCGGATGATGCCCAGGAAGATGGCGCATGAATTATTTTGTGATTATCAACGGGATCTTGTATGTGGCGGCCGCGGGGTTTTCACTCTATCAAGGTCATAACAAGTGGGCCGTGATCTGGCTGTGCTATGGAGTCTCAGCCCTGGTCATGTGTACCATGGAAGGAAAGACATAATGGAACTGACATGGAATGTGTGGGTGGCGTTGGTGTTGTTGTTGGGTATGTTCTTGGCCATGCTAGGGTATGCGCTGAATCTGAAACGCTTTCTGCCTTGGTTGATTATCAAGTCCCTGAGACAGCGGAATCAAGAATCTGAGGACATTATCAACAAACTCTCAACCTATGATGGGGCCAGGGAAGAAGTCTATACACAAGCCCTGATTCGCAAAAACCAAGTCGAAGATGAAAATTCAGAACTTCGTGATATCATTACCCAACTAAAGGCCAAGAAACCAAAACCCCACAAGAAGACTCGGAGAACCCCGAAGGATCTGCAATACTAACTCGGTGTAATTTATTAAAGGAGTATTCAATGCAAGTACGTGATGAACTATTAGCAAACAAAGAGATCACCCGTGAGGAACTGGCGGCCATGGTGGATGAATGGGTGCTCAATGGGGGAAAAATCAAGCAGATTCGACCCCATGATGCGTATTCGTTTGGTCCTCCGGCCTTGCCCCAACCCAAGAAAGGCAGTACGCCATGGAAGGCGGGATCGATGAGCATACGGAAGTCCCTTAGCTCTTGGATCACCAACGATCCAAAGAGAACCCCAAAAGTGAAAGCAAAAAAGAAAGCGAAGTAATCATGGTTAACTATCTAAAAACCTTATGGCGCCGTCGAAAACAACGGCGTCAGGCCGTTCGGATGCTGATATACAGTGGTGTGGTCCGTTCGGCGAGTCAAGGTATTCGGTATGGCATGACACCCAAGGAACTGCGCCGACTGATGGGGGAATCGCATGATCAAGCATAATTGGTTTTCCCGCATGACCTATGACAAGATCCCAGGGGGAATCAAATACGTGCCGTGTCGGTGTCTCTGGTATCGTCGATTGTGGTTTATCTTACGGGGGAAATAAGGCAAAAAAGACTTGACAACTCGGTAGGTTTGTGTTATACTATGAGAGTAGAAATTCGGTGTCATTCATTCATGGAGGTTTATATGTCCGGTACGTTGCATAAGAAGATGTCGGTGGCAGAGCAAATTTTGGTCGTCCTCATGTCTGTCGCGCCCGGCGGCCGCCCGTTTAGCCATGGTGAAATTCTGGCGACGTTGGCAGGGCTCGTTGTGCCTGAGCGTATGCCCACCTATATGTGGGAACTCAAAAAGCGTGGGGCCTTGATTACCCGCCAAGGCACAAAGCCGAACGTCATGTACTCACTGACCAATCGGGAGACGATGGTGGCCTACTTACAGGAACGCCGAAACGCAGGGGCCATTGTTCCTGATGTGACCGGACTGACCCCGGCGGTCAAGCCGACGGTTGCGGCACCACTGGTGACCGAGGCAGAACTCGTCGCGGTCTAAGTATGTGTGACGCGATCAGTACCATTAGCTATCTTCTTTGGGGGCTCGCATGTGGGGTGTTTCTCTCGGTGTTGCTATACATGCTGGCCGAGATACTCACAGAGCGACCATTCGGAAAATAACTTTGGCATAGGATACGAGACGGATACGGCCATTCGTATCCGTCAACAAGGCTAAATACATATTATGGTAACAAATTCGTTTCAACACGCCGAGACCAAAGAGATTGTGACGCATACGTTTGCCACGATTCAGGCGCAAACGGAGTGGCAATCCACACACCCACAGTACAGCATCATCTTCCTTGCCGCAACCAGAATTGGTGATCCGTTCCATCTAGGCGTTCAGAAGGTGCCTGATGATTTTCGTCAGGGAATCATTGAACCTATGAAACGCTATTGGAAGGAGGCCACCTCCCATGATGGGCATACCAAAGTCGGAAAAATAGACTCCCGCTCTGCCCGAGGTAGTCGAGAAATATAATGGATTCCGTGAGACATTTTATTTCAAACATCGAAAGGTGGAACGCGCATGGCCAAACGCAAGACCCTCGATATTGTGGTAGCACCCCTCATCCTCCGACGAATCAAGCCGCTCACAATCAATCAGTCCGACACCTTCAAGGCCTTCCACAGAGGCGACCATCTCTTATTACATGGTGTGGCAGGAACAGGGAAGACATTTATTTCTCTGAATCTGGCCTTGATGCTGACGCTTCCGACACCGACCCAGACTCTTCCGTTATACGATAAAGTCATTATCGTGCGCTCCGTTGTACCCTCACGCGAAATTGGGTTCATGCCAGGAACCTTGAAAGAAAAAATTGCGGTCTATGAAGATCCCTATCGTGATATCTGCAACGACCTCCTTGAACGAGTTGATGGCTATGAACACCTCAAAGGTAGAGGAAGTTTGAAATTTACCACGACCTCCTACCTTCGTGGGGTCACCTTTTCTGATGCGATTATTATTGTTGATGAAATGCAAAATATGTCCTATCATGAGTTGCATACCATTATTACTCGCATGGGCAAGAACTGCCGTCTGATTTTCTGTGGTGATTATCGCCAGTCGGATCTTCAGCGCCATGATGAACGCACAGGACTCGGACATTTTATGGAAATCCTTCGTGACATGGGGAAATTTTGCTGTATTGAATTTGGCACCCAGGACATTGTGCGGGATGATCTGGTCAAGGATTTTTTGATTGCTGAAACCTCTTATCGGGAGCGGTGTCCATTTTGAAATACTTTGAACATGCGCCTCTGAGTGGATTAGATTATACCTTAATTCAAGAAAATTCAGGGCAGGGGCGCACCTACTTGACCCCCTCTGGTGCTCATTATCCGTCTGTCTCAAGTGTCATGGGTAAGATTAACCAAGGGGTTATCGTCGCCTGGAGGAAACGGGTCGGTGAACACGAAGCCACACGAGTCTCGACTGATGCAGCGGGTCGCGGGACAAATCTCCATAAAGTCTGTGAATCCTATCTGAACAATGATCTGACACCTGAAGAGGTGCTCGCGTTACCTGAGCGAACCGACAAGCTCTTTCGACAACTTCGCCCATGGCTCGATCATCATGTTGAGCAAGTGCATGGTACCGAAGTTCCCCTCTATTCCGATACCATGAAACTCGCCGGTACGTGTGATCTGATCATTTCCGTTGATGGCATCCTCACGGTCGTGGACTATAAAACCTCCAGTAAACCCAAACGCCGCGAATGGGTTCAGCATTACATCTTGCAATGTGCGGCCTATGCCTTAATGATTAATGAGCGTACAGGCCTTCGGGTACCTCAAGTAGCGATCTTAATTGCCGTCGAAGGACAAACAGAGCCGACAATCTTTTGTGAAAAGACCAGGGATCATATGGTCGATTTATATAAGGTCTTGAAAACATATGGGGCACTCTCTTCGTAAAATCCTGTGTGGACTCGTGTTGCTGCTCGGTTCGATGGGCATCCTCTGTGGGGAGATCCATCATGCCACCCCTCCGCCGCCATTTGAATCCCATCCGATCTTTATACCACAGAAAATCAACACGAGGGATGTCCAATGTCTGACCCGCGCCATTTATTATGAGGCAGGACGGGAAAGCGTAGCCGGGAAAGAAGCGGTGGCGTTGGTGATCGTGAATCGAGTCGTGAATCAACGATACCCCAATTCCGTGTGTGGTGTGATCACCCAATCCTTTGTGATCAATGAGAAACGCATCTGTCAGTTCTCCTTTCATTGTGAGCCGACTCGAAAGGTGAATTTCAAAATATGGCATGAATCACACGATCTTGCAAAAAGAGTCTTGACAAACACCTTCAGTCGTGCTATACTCTCTCAAGTGGGGGATGCGAAATTTTTTCATGCCTCATATGTACATCCTTCATGGGCAAATCACAAGAAGCGAGTGGTCCAAATTGATCATCATATTTTTTATAGAGACGAATGAACCACCACATTATTCCAAATCAAGAAAGGAGAGAACATGTAGCTAAAATGCTGTCTGGTGTGACTCATCCTCACCATTTCAATAACTGTAAATTTATAGGGAGCCTCGATCATGAGTAAAGTGTCCAAGACCCCCAAGGGCGATTTTAGTATCAACAATCTCTCCGACGAGAAACGATCCAAGATTTATCATGGCGTGAAAGAATGTGCGGGTGCCATGACACGGGCTCGCGGTGAACGGGAATATGTGACCGAAACGGTGAAGAAGATCGTGGCGGAAACTGAAATCCCCAAGAAAATCTTCAATAAGCTGGTCAAAACGTTTTTCAAGCAAGACTTTGAAGCTGAAGTGGCCGATCATGAACTGTTTGAACGTTTGTATGTCTCAGTGACAACAAACACCCCCAAGAAATAATGCCCACGAAACAAGAGCAATTCGATTTTTCTATTAAGGTCGAACAGATTGTGGTTGATCATCGGATGACCCATCTGGACGCGATCCTCTATCTCTGTGAGCAGACAGGCCTGGAGATCGAGGTCGCGGCACGTTTGGTGAGTGTGAGTCTCAAGGAGAAGCTTGCGGCCAATGCAGAAGACATGAATTTGATGAAGACCAAACATTTTCCT